CCGCGCTGACCGCAACCAACGGGCACCAGTTCTACGCATGGCTTACCTGACTAGGAGCTGAAAGATGGCAGTTGGCCGGTACTACAAGGTCAGCGTGTTCGACACGTCCACGCCGCTGGGCACGGGCGCGACGGTCACGACGACCAGCGCCACCGCGATCCTGTGCGGCACCACCACCGCCACCAACGACATGAACATCTCCGCCGTGCGGGTGGGTGTGGTCGGCGCGGCGTCGTTCCCGTCGAACGCCAGCCTCATCGTGTCGCTGAACATCGCCACGACCACGGTCACGGGCGGGCAGACGGCGAGCGCCCGGCTGCTGTCCGGTGGCTCGACGCTGGCGTCGCAGACGACGTGGAAGACCGCGGGCGGCACGTCCGCGGCGGCGCTGGCGTCGCTGGTGCTGTCCACCTACCTGTGGTCGCAGGAGATCCCCTTCACGGCGGGCGCGAACTGGGGCGAATGGTTCACCCCAGGCTTCGAGATCAACGTCCCCGCGTCTACGCAGGTCGCGCTCTATGTCCAGGCGTCGTCGGCGGGCACCGGCACGACGTTCGGCGGCGAGATCGAATACTCCGAGTGAGGTAACCGATGGGTGTTCAGGGCTGGGTGTCGCTGCTCAACTGGCCAGGCACCCATTCTCTCGCCAGCGGCTCCGCGTCCACCTCGACGGCGAGCCCGGGGACGGTCATCTCGCCGTCGCCGGACTACTCGCAGAACGCGAACACGCTGGAGCCCGGGGCGTGGATGCGGATCACGGCGTATGGGCAGGCTGTCACGGGCACGACGACAGCCAACGCGACTTTCGCCCTGTACTGGGGCGGCACGGCCGGCACCCAGTTGCTGCTGTCGGCGGCGACGCAGATCGGCGCGGTGACGACCGCGCAGACGGTCCCGTGGAGATACGAGGCGCTGCTCCAGTTCCGCACGATCGGCACCTCCGGCACGGTCAGGCCGTATGGGCGGCTGGAGATCGCCACCGCCGCCGCGCCGGCTTCGACGGCGACGACCGTGGCGAACCTGTTCCCGCTGTCGGCGCCCGGCAACGTGACCGTAGACACGACCGTGGCGAAGACGCTGGTGCTGTCGGCGTGGGTGTCCACGGCGACCGGCTCGCCGTCGGTCACCTGTGATGAGTACCTGCTGGAGGGGCTGAACTGCTGATGCGCGCTGCCCGCTGGCTCGCCGCCACCGTCGTCCTCGCCGCTGCCATGCTGGCGCTGGCGCCGTCCCATGCGTCGGCGTTTGTGCTGTACGCCTGCCACGATGACACGTCGATCAGCCGTGACCCGACGCACGGCTCGCCGCTGAACGGGTCATTCGGTGATACCGGCCAGGTGTTTAACCATTCTCACGGCTACTACTACCTGGACGTGAAGTCAACGTCCGCGTGTCCCGTGGGCGCGGACGGCCTTTACCATTTCGTCCTTCACATCACCGCGAACGGCCTGGGCGACGCGGCGGGCTGCACGCCGCAGTACACCACCTGGGGGCCACCCTGTTACAACGGCAGCGACGGCGGCGCCGACCAGCGGCTTATCACCGGGACCGCGCTCGCCGCCGAGACGCCAGCGTGGGGCCTTGAGACGAAGGACGCCTCGACTGGTGCGTCTCTCGAATGCCAGGGCGGCGACGGGTCCGGCGGCTACCCGTCCGAGTGCGTGAACAGCAGCCCGGTGACGGCCAGCCCCGGTAACGCCACTATCGAGTGGCGTTACGACGGGACGGTTTCGCAGATCCGGCAGCGGATCGACGACCAGTACTGGGATTCCACGACGGGCACCCTGCCGATCTGGGAGACGGCGACGCTGGACGTGGTGCCCTGCTCAACGTGCGAGCCTTCCTGACTTTGTAAGGGGGGCAGCCTGTGGCCTGGTCGGTCCTCCAGTCTGCTGAGCATTCCAACGCGGGCGGTTCCGCGACTGTAGCGGTCACGCTCGGCTCGAACTGCACGGCCGGGACGAAGCTGATCGCCTACGCCCAGACTAAGTCCGGTGTCACGTTCGGCTCGGTGAAGGACCAGGCGGGTAACAACTTCACCCAGATCTCGCACAACAGCTTCACCACGTTCGGCAACATGATCCAGGACATCTGGGTCCTGGATACCCCGGTGGGCGATGTCGGGAACAAGCCGACGATCACGGCGACAACCACATCGGGCAGCCCGGCCGGTGGCCGGATTCTGGTGCAGGAAGTCTCGGGCCTCGCGGCCGGGACGATGCGCGACGGCACCGCGGGCACATCAACCGGCGGTAACGGCACTTTCACGACGGTCGGGCCGCCGTCGTACACCGATACCGCATCGAACGAGTTCCTGGTCTATTTCTATTCGGACAATGGCGCTACTCAGACGGCTACGCAGCCGGCCGGGTTCACTCTCGACACGCACAGCGCCAACACTGACGCGACCGGCGACTGCTGTGTCGCTTACAACAACTCCACGAACGGCACCGAGGCTGGCGCCTGGTCGCTGAGCAGCGGCACCTTCTCCGCGACGCAGGGCTGGCTGCTGACGATGGTGGCGCTGCCGCTCGGCAGCCCGGCCGCGTCGCCGCCGATGGGCGCCGCACCGGGCTATGAGTCGCCGTCCACGATCGTCCCGCGCCGGCGGGCGTTCATCCCGGGCTATGGCCCGCCGGCCGCGGCCACGTCCGGCCCGCCGGTCTACCCGCTCCAGGGGCCGGTGCGCGCCCGCCAGCCGCTGCCGCCCCGTGGCCGCATCGCCAGCAGCAACCCCGGCGTCTACAACCAGGTGGGCCCGCCGGTCTACCCGCTCCACGGCCCGGTTGCCGCGCGGTCGCCGTCGCAGTTGCGGGGTGGCCGGTGCAAGGGCAGCCAGGGCACGTTCACCGCCGTCGCCCCCCAGGCCGGGCCGCCGGTCTACCCGCTGCAGCACCCCATCCAGGCCAGGCGGCCACCACCACCACCGCGCGGCCGGTGCGTCCACAATCCCGGCGTCTACAACCAGCTCGGCCCGCCAGTCACGCCGCTGCAGCACCCAGTCGCGGCGAGAAACCCGGGGCCGTTCCGCTCCGGCCGGTGCGTCCACAACCCCGGCGTCTACAACCAGCTCGGCCCGCCGGTCTACCCGCTCCACCGGCCGGTCGCGCCCAGGCGCCCCCGGCCGCCACGCCCCGGGGCCGCCAGGGGCCGCGCAGGCACCCTCACGACTGTCGTCGTCATCGCGCAGCAGGGCACCGTCACCGTCACCGACGTCCTCGCTGGCGCGGCCAGCATCACCAACGCCGCAGCCGCCTCGGCTGCCGTCACTGACGCCCTCGCTGGCACCGTCACCATCAGGAGCGACCTGTGAACAGTTACATGAGCGGCTCACTCGTCACCAGCACCGCCACGTTCAAGGACGTCAACGGCAACGTGGCCGACCCGTCCACGATCACGCTCAAATACAAGATCGGCTCGGCGTCCACGGTCACGGTCGTCTACCCGGCAGCGCCCATCACCCGCTCCGGCACTGGCGTCTACCTCGCCGAGCTCGACACGACCGGCTACGCGGGCCCCGACCCGCAACTGTGGGCGACCGAGTGGATCGGGACCGGCGCCGTCCAGGCGATCGCCGCCGACTACTGGCAAGTCACCCCGCCAGCGCTCTAGATGTGGCGTGTTGGACAGGTGGGCCTTACCTGTGGCCGTAGACTTGGCGGCAAGCCTCGCCAGGACGAGTCTCCTGGCCCGCCTACGGGCGGCCTTCGGCGCAGTAAGCGACGCCAAGGGAGGTGATGAGGGATGAGCGCCAAAGGTGGCGCCGGGTCCGGGCACACGAAGAAACACGCCCGCGGCAGTTCGGCGAAGCACCATCACAACCGGGGCAAGCACAACCCTCAGCACCAGCCCAGGCAGCATCACAGGCACACCAAGCAGCCGGTCCACACCGTCGGCGCGGGCCACAAGCACGCCAAGCGCGGCCTCGCGCTCCTCGACGGGCTGCCGGTGTGCGCCGCCGAGGCCCTCGCCGCGTCCCTGCGCATCACGGGACGGCCTGTGAGCGACGCTGCCGTCCTGGCCCTGTATGAGCGCGCCGGGTGCGCCTCCGATGCCGGTACGTGCGTCCTGTGCGCCCTGGAGGCCGCCGCCCGGTTCGGGCTGGCAGGCGTGCGGCCGGGCAGTTTCGGCCAGGTGGGTCAGGTGGCCGCGGGAACCTCCCTGATCCTCGGCGTGGAACTGCCCGGCGCGCACACCGTCTACGCCACGCCCGCCGGCTGGTGGTCGTGGGGTGAGCTCCACTGCCCATGCGAATGGCCTGACGCCACGATCGGGGAAGCCTGGGAGGTCGCATGGCCGTCGTGACCGCGTGCTACTGCTCCCGCGAAGACACCATGCGGGCGATCGACTTTAAGGACTCGCTCATCACCAACCGGCAGATAGACCGCGCCATCCAGTCCACCGCGCGGATCATCGAAGGCCAGTGCCACCGCGTCTTCTACCCCAACGATGCGTCCTACTTCTGGGACTGGCCGAACTACGCCTACGCCTACCCGTGGCGGCTGTGGCTCGACCAGTGGGACATCGTGTCGCTCACCGCCCTCGAATCCCCGGTTGGGACGTCGATCAGCACGGCGAACGTGATCCTCTACCCGCTGAACAAGAAACCCGGCCACCCCTACACCCGGATCGAGCTGGACAGGTCCACGACCGCCGCGTGGGGTGCCGCGGCGACGCCGCAGAAGTCGATCAAGGTTACGGGCACGTTCGGGTTCACCGCCGATATGGACGCCATCACCACCCTGTCCGCCGCGATCTCCTCGGCCGGCGCCACCACCTGCACCGTCGCCGACTCGTCCCAGGCGGGCGTCGGCGACCTGCTCATCATCGACTCTGAGCGGCTGCTGGTGTCGGACAAGACGATGGCCTCGACCGGCATCGCCTTCTCTGGCCCTTCGACGGCGAGCGCATCAGACAACGTGGTGGCCGTGCCGGACGGCACCCAGTTCGCCGTCGGCGAGGTGCTCCTCTTCGATTCCGAGCGGATGCTCGTCACCGACATCAAGGCGAACAACCTGACGGTGAAGCGGGCGTGGGATGGGACGGTCCTCGCTGCGCACACGTCGGGGAACATTTACGCGCCGCGGCAGCTGACGGTGCTCCGCGGCCAGTTCGGCACGACCGCCGCCACCCACTCCAGCGCGGCGACTGTGAACCGGCACCGGCCGCCGTCGCTGATCCGTGACCTGGCGATCGCCGAGTCCGCGAACCGGGTCCTCCAGGAGACCGGCGGCTACTCGCGCACCGAAGGCGAAGGCGGCACCGCCAACGCGAACATCGGCATGGGCCTGGCCGACCTGTGGGACGAGACGGTCACCGCCTACGGCCGAAAAGGCCGGATCCGGGCGATCTGACATGCCCGAATACAAGGTGACTGTGGATGTGAGCGGGCCGCTGTCCGACGGCCGGGCTGAGGGCGCTACTGAGAGGTTTGTCCGCAAGGCCACGACCAAGCTGGGGGAGACGGGGCGGGACTGGATCAGGATTGAGGCCCTCGGGTTCGACATCTCCGGCCGTGGGGGCACCGGCCGCGCCGCCGCGGGCGTCCTGCTGTTTGAGCGGGACTACGGCGCGCTGATCTTCGGCGAGATGAAAGAGGGCGAGGTGTGGTGGCCGTGGCTGGAGGGTGTCAGCGAGCGGAACCGGACGACGCGGTTTAAGGGCTATCACACGTTCCGCCGGACACGCCGCAAGCTCGAAGACAACATGATGACGATCATCCGCCCTGAGCTGGAAGAGCTCCGGGCGGAGATCGGCGGCCCCTGATGGCCTTCGACGCGATCGCCGTCCGCAACCTCCTCGACGCCGTGGTCAGTCACGCGCAGGGCCTCGGCCAGTTCGACCGGGTGAACTACCACGAACCGAAGAACGCCCCCGGCCGCGGGCTGTCCTGCTCGGTGTGGGTGCAGTCGATCGAGCCAGTCACCTCGTCGGGGCTGGCCTCGACGTCGGGCCGGGTGACGCTGAACGCCCGCATCTACACCAGCATGACCGCCGAGCCGCAGGACGACATCGACAAGCAGATCCTCGCCGCGGCGACGGTGCTGCTCGGCGAATACTCCGGCAGCTTCACCCTCGGCGGGACGGTCAGGGACATCGACCTGATGCAGATGGGCGCACAGGCGGGCTACCTGCAGCAGGACGGCAAGGTCTTCCGCGTCATGGTTGTGGTTCTCCCGATCATCATCAACGATCTCTGGACGCAGGTGGCATAGGTGGCCAAGCAGACGGGCATGGGGGCCGCGTTCTACGTCGGCGGCTACGACCTCGGCGGCGACACGCAGACCTTCACCATCCACGGCGGCCCGGCGGCGCTCGACGTCACCGACGTCACCCAGTCCGCGTATACGCGGCTGCCGGGGCTGCGGTCGTCGGCGATCGACTGGGTGTCCTACCACGACCCGGCCGCCCTCGCCGAACATGTCGCCCTGTCGCCGCTCACCACCTCCGACCAGATCGTGACGGCGATCATGCCCCCGGTGGCGGTCGGCTCCCCGTCGGTCAGCCAGAACAGCAAGCAGATCAACTACGACCCGACCCGCGCCACCGACGGCATGCTCACCTTCGCCATCAACGACCAGTCGCAGGGCTTCGGCCAGGAATGGGGCATTGCGCTCACCGCCGGGAAACGAACCGACACCGTAGCGACAGCGGGCACCTTCTACGACAACCTCGCCAGCTTCGCGTTCGGCGCGCAGGCATACCTGCAGGTCTTCGCGTTCACCGGGACGGACGTGACGATCGCCATCCAGCACGCCACCACCTCCGGCGGCGCCTACTCGAACATCATCCCGTTTACGCAGGTCACGTCCGCGCCGCAGGCGCAGCGGGCGTTCGTGTCCAACGTGACGACCATCAACGAGTTCCTGAAGGTGACCACGACCACCACGGGCGGCTTCACCTCGGTCACGTTCGCCGTCCAGATCTCGGTCAACATCGTGGCCGGGGTGACCTTCTGATGGAACCCTTCCGCATCGACCCGCTGCTGCCGGTCACCGCCGTCAAGACGTACCAGGCCGTCATGCCGCTGGCGACGCACTTCCGCCCGGCGACCTGCGAAGAGTCCGACTGCCCGCACTACCTGTTCGGGTGGAAGACGATCGTGCCCGCCGACTCGCCGCAGGCGCACTACATCCGCCACGACTCCGGCCGCGGCTTCACCGAAACCCGCCACCCCGACGGCCTCGCCGAGTTCGTCTTCGAGGCGGGGCAGACGTGCTTCGCCTCCGGCCGGCACCAGTTGCCGAACGGGCGCCCGGAGGTGTTCATCGAACGCGACGGCGACTGGCGCGGCAACCCGACCGGCCGCCGCATTCAGCATTCCCCGGACGGGTGGCTCGGCTCGTTCGGCGAGCATCAGGAACGCATCCACGACGCACTAGAGAAGGGCTAACCCCATGGCCAAGAGCACCGGCCTCGCCATCACCACGCTGTCGGTGGGTGACTCCAGCAACGCCACGCAGGACATCCGCAACGACATCACCAACTTCCAGTTCACCTCGCCGCGTGGCGTCCAGGACGTCACCGGCATCGACAAGTCGGCGATTGAGCGCCTCCTCCTGCTCGCCGACTTCAGTATTCAGCTGAACGGGGTGTTCAACCCGGCGGCGAACCTGTCCCACGCCGTCTTCTCCACCGTCCCCTCGACATCGGTCAACCGGGTCGTGTCGATCACGATGAACGGCAAGAACTTCAACCAGGGCAGCGCGGGCGCCGGCAACGGCGCGGTCCTGTTCACCGACTACCAGATAGTCCGCCCAGCGAGCGGCGAGCTCACCTGGCAGGCGCCCGGCGTCCTCGCCAACGGCGCGGTCCCCACCTGGAGCTGACCCGTGGGCTACAGGCGGAAGATCTATCACCTCACCTGGGCCGAGGGCCACAGCCTCCACGGCCTGGAGGTGTCCCTCACCGGGATGTCTATCGAGCGGCTGGTGACCGTCCAGGAAGCCGCCCGGGCCCTGATGTCCGACGGGCCGGCCGGGGACCTGAAGGCCGCCACCGAGACGATCTGCGCGCAGGTGGCGAAGTCGCTGCTGTCGTGGAACCTCGAAGACCACGACGGGCAGCCGGTCCCGCCCACCCATGAGGGCATCGCCGATCAGGACGTGGGCCTGATCACGCAGATTGTCGCGGACTGGATGGGGGCAATAGCCTCGGTCGATAGCCCTTTGCCGCCGCCCTCGAACGGTGGCGGGAAGCCGATGCCGGAGGTGTCCATCCCGATGGTTCCCTTGTCACCGAGCCGCGCGAGCTGATCGAGGCGCAGATGATCCTCGGCCTGTGCGACCGCTTCCACTGCACCCCGGACGTGGCGTGGCAGATGGACACGTCGGTTGTGCGGCTGCTGCAGATCGAGGCCCTCGGCCGGCGGCGTGAGGTGGGGGAGTGGGATGGCTGACAACATTGTCGATATCACGATCCGCGCCCGTGACCTGTCCGGGCCTGCCTACGCCTCTGCTGAGGCGAAGGAGAAGGCATTCCAGCGGGTCGTCGATGACGGCAACAAGCGGCTGCAGAGGCTAGGCGATCAGAATGCGGCGATCGTGGAACGGTCGGCGCGTGCCCGGCAGGACGCGGCGTTCCTGATCGCCCGCGCCGAGCGGTTCATGAGCCAGGAGGCCGAGAAGGCGGCGAAGGTTGAGAAGGACCTGAACACCGCGCTCAGTTTCGGGAGCGGTGTCATGGCGAACGCGGTGGCACCGATGCTCTCGCTGGGCATGGCGTCGGGTGGCCTGGCCAGCACCATCGGCCTGATCCTGGTGCCGCTCGCTGCGCTGGTGGCGCTTATGGCCGGGCCGCTCATCGCCGCGCTGCTGCCGATCACCGCCGGGTTCGCCGGGTTCGCCGTGGTCGCTGTCCGCACCTACCAGAAGGTGACCCAATCGCTCCAGGGGCTCATCTCCGCGACAAACAACTACTCGCAGGCGTCGCTCCAGCTCAACCAGGCGATCCACAAGTCGCCCGCCGACATGCAGGCTTATCAGCAGTCGCTCGCCGGACTTGAACCCGACCTGCGGAACGCGGCGAAACTGCTCACCGACCAGAACATCACCTGGCAAGGCTTGAGCAGCACGCAGCGGCGCAGCGTGGACGCCCTGTCGAACAACAAGGCCGCGCTGAAGAACCTGCTTCCCGACCAGAAGGCCGCGCTGGCCGCGCTGATGCAGGAGAAGGCGGCGTGGGACGACCTGACACCCGCGCAGCAGACGATCGCCAAAGGCACCGAGGGCCTCGGCCGCGAGTTCCGCAAACTGGAGGGCGCGGTCCAGCCGCAGATCATGAAACTGTTTGGCGACGCGCTCGGCATCATCAACCACCTCATGCCGACGCTGATCCCGCTGGCGAAAGCGGCGGGGAACGCCATCGACGGGTTCCTGAAGAACATCCTCACCTGGATCGAGGGCCCGTCGGGGAAGAAGTTCCTCACCTGGATGGCCGTAGATGGGCCGAAGGCCATCGCCACATTCGGCCGGGTGATGTGGGACGTGGCGCAGGGGATCGGCCGCACCTTCGCGTTCCTGAATAACGCCGGCGATACCTGGTGGCGGAATGTGAAGAACGGCACGGCGACGATCGCCAAAGCCGTCGTGGACGTGTGGCATGTCTTCGTGAACGCCTGGCACGCCATCGTCAACTCGGTCCACGCCGACGTCGCCGCCATCACCGCCATCTGGGCAACGGTCTATAACTCCCTGGTCGCGCCCGTGCTGCGGGCGTACCACGCGATCTCGGGCCTGGTGTCCTCGATCGGGTCGGCGCTGTCGCGCATCCCCGGCATGATCAACAGTGCGCTCGGTGGCATCCCGGGGAAGGTGCTCAACTTCATCGGCCTCTCCTCCGGTGGGATCGTCGGCGCCGCTGTCGGCGGCGTCCACAGTGGCCTGCGGTGGGTCGGTGAGCAGGGCCCCGAGCTCGTCCGCCTCCCGACCGGGAGCATGGTGTATCCGGCCGGCCAGTCGGCGGCGATGGCCGCCCAGGCCGGCGGCGGCGCGCAGACGTTCAACATCAACGTCCGCGTAGCACCCGGCACCTCCCCAGCTGAGACAGGGCGGCAGATCGCCTACTACCTGGGCGAGTTCAAAAAAAGAGGTGGAAAAATCTATTCACCAGCAGGTTTTTTATGCCTGGACCACGTTCGCCGCGTCTCCTGGTGGCCGCACTCACAGGTGCGGGCCCAGGGGCCGAAGGCGTGCGCGTGTCCTGGCAGGTGCGACCAGGTGCGGCCCAGGATGGGGAACGGGTCTAAGGTATGGCCACCTTCCCCACAATCAGCGTCCAGGCGATGTTCGGCGGCACCTGGACCGACATCACCTCCTATGTCCGGCAGGGGACGATCACCCGCCCCGGCTCGCGCCTGCAGGGCCCGGTGTGGCAGTACCAGGCCGGTACGGCGTCCCTGACGCTGAAGAACACCGACGGCCGGTTCGACCCGGACAACCTGTCCGGCCCCTATGTGGTGACGAACCCGTCGCGGGTGCTGACGATCCAGTCGGGCGCCAGCAGCTGGATACCGCCGGCCGGCGCCGCAGCGACAGCGAAGGTCGAATGCTGGGGCAGCGGCGCGTCTGGCGGCGTCGGGTTCAAAGGCGGCGGCGGCGGCGCCGAGTATGCCGCTGAGCCTGCGATGGCGATATCGGCCGGGGTGGCGGTCGCCTACTCGGTCGGTGCCGCCGCAGCGGGCGGCACCACCGACGGGTCCAACGGGTCGGCGACGACGTGCGGGACGGTGACCGCGCACGGCGGCAGCCGGACCACCACCACCGCTGGCGGCGCCGGCGGGACGGGCAGCTCGAACACGACGCACTTCGACGGCGGCGCTGGCGGCACGATGACCGGGCTGCTCACCCAGTCCGGCGGCGGCGGCGGCGGCTCCGGTGGCACGGCCTCGGCGGGTAACGCAGCCGTCCACACGACCGGGGCGGTCGCCGTGACCGGCGGTGGCCCCGGCGGGAACGGCGGCCTGGCGAACTTCAACGGCTCCAGCCCCACGACGGGGCCCGGTGGTGGCGGTGGCTGCGGCGGCGTCGGCGCCATGCACGGCGGTGCCAGCGCATCCGGTCAGGTCAGGATCACCTACGTCCTGTCCGGCACCTTCACGCAGGTCCTGCCGATGGTCCCGGTGCAGATCCAGGCCACCTGGTCCGGCACCACCTACACCCTGTTCACCGGCTATGCGGATAGCTGGAGCGATCAGGGCGACAACTATGCGGGCAACTATGACGAGGTGATCCTCACCGCCACCGACGCCTTCAAAGTCCTCGCCGGGAAGACGCTCGCCACGCTCGGCTCCTCCGTCGGCGCCGCAGAGGACTCCGGCGCCCGCGTCAACCGCATCCTCGACGCCGCTGGCTGGTCGTCCACCGCCCGGAACGTCACCACCGGGGACACCACCCTTCAGGCCACCTCGTTCGGCGACACCGCACTGAACCTGCTGCAGCTCACCGCCGACTCCGAACTTGGCGAACTGTACGTGGACGGGCCGGGGAACCTGACGTTCCGGCACCGGCTCGGCCTCCTGCAGGACACCCGCAGCAACACCCCGCAGGCCGTCTTCGGCGACTCCCCCGGCACCGTCGAGACGGCGGGAACGGAGATCAAATACCTGAAGGTCAGCCGCGCCAGCGACGACACGACCCTCATCAACGACTGCCAGATCACGCCCGCGAACGGCGGCACCCTCCAGGAAGCCATTAACGCCGACAGCGAGGCGAAATACCTTTACCCCCGCACCTACAGCCGCAGCGACCTGCTGATGCAGGACAACACGACCGGCCTGAACTATGCCCAGTGGATCGTCTACCTCGGCGCGGACGCCGAGGACAGGTTCGACGTTCTCACCGTCGTCCCCGGCCGCGACCCCACCAACCTGTTCCCGCAGGTCCTCGGCCGCGAGCTCGGCGACCGCATCCAGATCTGGCGGCGGCCACCGAACGCCGGGACGGTCACCAAAGACGTGTTCATCAGGCAGATCACCCACACGTTCAGCGCCCTGTGGTGGCAGACGGACTGGATGCTCTCCTCGGCGAGCAAATACGGCAGCTTCCTGACCCTGGACAACACGACCCTCGGGAAGCTCAATCAGAACGCTTTGGCGTATTGATGGAGGACTGAATGCCTATCCCCACCTGGTCGCCCGGGCAGGTTCTCGTCGCGTCAGATGTCAACTCCTGGTTCGTGCCGCTGGCCGTCGTCAAGGGCGGCGATCAGTCCGTCACCAGCTCAACGGTCGTGGTGAACGACACCGCGCTGGTCGTGGCCGTCGCGTCGAGCGCCACCTACCAGTTCTCATGCTTCATCAGCTATGAAGGCGGCACGCAGGGCAGCAGCGACCTGAAGTGGACGTGGACCACCCCGGCGGGCACGGCGATGATCTACTCAGCGACATACCTGTCCAACGGTGGCACGGCGCAGGTCGGTGACCAGAAAGCCGGGTCGGACGTGCTGGCCGCAGGCACCAGCGGCGCCACCTCAAGGACGATCATCATGTGGGGCACCGTCGCCGTGGCGGGCACGGCGGGCAACGTCCAGCTCCAATGGGCGCAGAACGCCTCGTCGGGGACGGCGACGAAGGTCCACGCCAACTCGTGGATCTCACTGTGGCGGTTCGCGTAGATGGGCTGGCTGCGGTCCTACTGGACGTGGGTCGGCGGCAACGTCGGCGCGATGCCCCTGCAGGCCGTCATCGCCGCCGCCACGGCGGTCCTGCTGCGCAAACCCGCGGCCAGGCTCTGGCGTCAGCTCGTCGGCGAGCGCGCCGACCTGGAGGACGTCAGGCGGGCGGCCGAGGCGGCGCACCGGATCGCCGCCGACCTGTTTGAGCACCACACTGGGAACAAGCACCAGGACGCACCGGGGACCGCCGATGATGCTGACAAAGTTTGAGGCCGCTATGGGCGGCCTCGGGGCGCTAATTACAGTCCTGACCGGGCTCGCGCTCGGCCTGCGGTGGATCTACCGGCAGGGCGTCTCCTCATCGCGGCTGGTGTCCAGCATCGACCAGAACACCGAGGCCACCGGGAAACTGTCGGCGTCGTTCGCCGCGTTCAGCGAGAAGACCGGCGACAGCCTCCTCGACCATGAGAAGCGGCTGACGCGCGTCGAGGACAAACAGGCCGCCATTGAAAGGACGGGCCACGCATGAGGATGCTCGATTCGGTTGACGTAGCGCATCTGCCGGACGGCGCCGACGCCTATGCCGGTTACACCACGGGCCTGTTCCCGACGTGGGGGCCGCTCACCAAGCGGTTCCACGGGAAGGCTCACCTGCTGTCGATCGCCATCAACGCCGCCGAGCACGCCCTCTGCCTCGACATCGAGAACGGCGACGCCACCCCGGCACAGGCGCCGGGGTGGGTGAAGGCCGAGCACGCCCGGAACGTCGCCCGGCCGGTGCTGTACGCCTCGGTGAGTGCCATGGACGGCATCCTCGCGGACCTGGCCGCGGCCGGGATCAAGCGGGACACGGTGCGGCTCTGGCCGGCGCACTACAAGGCGGGGGAGCACATCTGCGGCCCGGCGACCTGCAAACTGATGTCGGTGGCGGCGGACGGGACGCAGTGGCGCGACGACGCGCCCGGCGTAGGCGGCAGCAAGGTGGACGAGTCGGTCCTGCTGGACTCGTTCTTCCACCAGCCGCCGGCGCCGGTCAAGCCGGTCGATGGGTATGTGGTCTATCCGGGGAGCGCGGGTGGTTTCGCCGGGCGGGCGGTCGTGTCACACGATGGGGGGAAGAACTGGGCCTAGCTCTGCGGGCTCGGCGGGTGGGTTGATCGACCGGCCCTCGCAGTAGTGGCGCCCCACTGGCCGGTCATCCATGCCGGTGTGTATCCAGCCGCGGCAGAACGCTGGCGCCATCGGTACCGGCCGGATCGGGCACCGCACGATGGCGTTGCCGCAGTGCTTGCAGGTCATGTCTGTGGAGTTCCGGTATATGGGGTCATTACGGCTACCCGCTAGGGTAGGTGGTGGCCGATCGGCCACCCCAACCCTCGCACGGAACGGCTGCCGTCTTGCTTGAGGACACCACGGTCATCATCGACCGCCAGCTGGACGCTGAGCCGCTCGACAGGTGGCGGTGGGCCCGCGCCTGCGCGCTCGCCATCATCGTCGCCGGGACCGCCGCCTGGGTGTCAGTGTGCGTCAAGGTCGTCCTCATCTGCTGGGGTTAGGAGTCATAGTGGGCGCCGGATGCCCTTGCGTACCGTCGCGGCGCCGAACCTGTTGCGGCGGCCGGAGCCCCGGCATGCGCCGCACGTCCCCCACCGGCTCGCCTTGCTGCCCACGTTCCGCCCGCGGCGGTCCCTGCATTTGCGGCACGCCGCGTAGGGATGCCACGCCAGCGACAGCAGCCACCAGGCCAGCAGCACCGCGGCCACCAGGACCAGGAACAGGCCGCCGTTCAATCGTCGTCGCCGGCTGACATCGCATCATCCACACCGTCCTGATAGCCGTCCTTGTAGGCGATGCAGAGCCTGCTCGGGCAGTCCGCGTCGATACACCGCCGGTAGTCGTGCCGGGCGTTAGCCACCGGCTCTCCCTAGCCGCGACCGGATCGCGCCAGCGCGATCTCCGCTGACCTGCGGAAACATCATCTGGCGCGATCCGGTCGCGGCGACTCGACGCGCTGACCTGCGGTGTAGCGGATCGCGGCCCTGGCTGATCATCCGGCTGAAACCCTCTCTACGTCGGCTTTCCGGCATCCCTTGAGTGTGCGACCAAGGAACCGGACGTCCACCGACGGCACGCCGAGCGCCCGGCACTCGGCGCTGATGCTGTCGGCGGTGACGCCCTGCCAGCGGTCGGGCCAGCGTCGCACCAGCCGTTCGGCGACCTGCGGCCACTGAAGCCCCGCCTGGCCGTTGAAACAGGCCAGGACGTCCGCCAGGACGTCCCTGCTGGGCTTGGTGAAGTCCTCCCCCACCGCCATCCCCGACAAGGTGCCCACACGCTCACGCAACCCCCGCGCCGCAGTCAGGATGTGCTCCGCATCCGGGTCGCCCGCGTAATGGCAGCGCACCGTCGGCGAGGCGTCCGCCGCGCCACGCAAGATCCCGACCCCCTTGTACTCCGACAGCAGTTTCGAGGAGTCCAGGCCCTCGCCGAGCGACCCCGCGCCGAGGACCATCTCCGACACGCGCCACTCCGACGTCCGCAGGCTGAACCTCACCTGATGGTTGTCGCGGAACGCCAGGAACTTCCGCGCCACATCGCCGGTCCCGATACCCGACGGGCGCTGCGTCGCGCAGATCACCGAATACCCGGCGCCCGGCGCGACCTTCACCAGGTAGACCAGCAGGGTAGCGATCTCCGCCGAGATCGGGCCAAGATCGAAGTATTCCTGCACCTCGTCAATGATGAGCACCCGCACCGGCATCCCAACCCGCTTGTCCCGCGCCAACTGGCGCGTCAGCTTCCCCTCCGGGCAGATGCCGGTCGGCATCCCAGACAGCCGCTCATAGCGTTTCTCCACGTCGTCCTTGATCCGCCGGAGCGTGTTCAGCAGGATCTCCGGCGGCCTGCCTTCGCGTGTGGGGGTCAGCCCGAACCCGTGCGAGTCTGCGACCAGTGCGAACTTCCGCCAGTCCGGCTTGCCGGAGGCGTCGAACACGTCCATCTGGCAGTAGGGGTCGAGGGCGCAGAACAGGCCGATCAGCCGCGCTGACCACGACTTCCCCTGCCGTGGCAGCGCGCCGACCAGCAGCGAATGCCACAGCACAGGCACCTGGACGAGCTGCCCGCGCTCATCCAGTCCGATCGGCGCCGCCTTCCACACGTCCGTCTGCCTGCACGCGAGCAGCGGCGTCTTGCCGACCGGCACCGCGAGCGGGTCACGGTCGGCGACCCAGAGCGTGTGCCGCCGCGCCGACGTCCGGTCGCGGTGCAGGAACACCTGCGACTCGGTGACGTCCAGCCCGGACGCGATGGCGTCCTTAGCTGCGATGGCATCCTTGAGGCCGAGGCCGAAGGGCAGGTCAACGACCACACGGGAACCTTCGCCGTCGCGGGACATCGTGGACCCGAAGGCGATCTGCATGCCAGGCTTGTCCGGGTCGCCGAGTTTCGCCGCATAGTAGGCACGCAGCACCACGTCCGCGTTCAGCACCCGGAACCGCTGCGTGACCGTCGCCGGGCGCAGGATCGGCTTGTCGGCCGGGTGCCCATGGCGGGCGAGGACCGCCAGCAGCGGCGCGGCCAGCAGGAGCAGCACCCACCACAGGCCAGCGGCCCACAGATACGCCCCGGCGGCGGCGGCCACCGTGGTTATGGCGGCTGACCGGATGGCGCGGCTTTTCGTGACCTTCCAGTGGATGCCGAACACCGACTTCCACGCCCGGTAGCCGTCGGCTACGGCGTCGGCGTGGACGGACGGCGGGACGGGGACGAAGCACCAGCGCATCCACCTGGCCAGCAGGACAACGGCGCCGACCAGCGACCAGCCCAGCGTCTTCACCAGATAGAGCGGCGAGCGGACGCTGTGATACTTCGCCCGGTGAACTTGCCGGCCGCTGTAGCGGGCCAGTTCGCGCTTCGCGCCGGCCAGCGTCGCCAGCGCGGGCGGGATAACCGGCAGCAGCGCACCCGGCTCGGGCTCGGGGTCCACGGGGACGGCTGGCAGCGGCGGCAGGTAGTCGTCGAGCGCGACCTCGAACGAGGTGTCGCGGGTCGGCTCGGGGTCCTTCGGCTGGAAGGGGACGACGTTACTCATGGGGGCCGCTCCCGTTGCTGCTGGCGCGGATCAGCGTCTGCACGCGCTTCGCCTTGTCCTGCCCGACGCCGACCTCACGCTTGATCCGCTGTACCCCCGGCACCCGCGCAGGCTTGGCCGCCGCGGGTACAGGATCGGGTACGGGCGGCCGGTGGCGGCGCACCATCAGGATCGCCATCTCCGCGCACCCGATGAACGCGACGGCAGGCCAGCCGGACAGCAGCGCGCCAGGTACGCCGTAGGGCAGGCCGTAGCCGATGTTCGCCGCCAGGGTCGCCACGACGGCGAGCGCGAGCATGAACCTGGCCAGCCACGGCGTCGCCAGCCCGCCACGCGCCGCCCGGAGCATCACCAGCGACGCCGCGGCGACCGTCCCATCGATCGACAGGGGCAGCAGCGCCGCCGCGAGCTCAGTCTGCCCATGGGTCAGTGCCAGGTGCTGAATGTGCTGGAAGCTCACCGTGGCGGCGATCCCGGCGACGAGCAGCACCGCGGCGGCGGTCCCTGCCCGGAGCCACCTGTCGCCGCTGACGGTGGCATCTGTACGGTTCATCTCAGCCCTTTCCTGCTCGTTCAGGTTGGGGTCAGGCCCAGGGCGGGGCTTTGATCCCCTGTCCTGGGCCGCTCAGTTCTCGTCGTAGCGGATCTGCTGGGCGTCCCGGTACTCGACGTCCTTCCGCAACTCCTCCAGGCTGTCGAAGCGGCGCACGTCCGGCGGTGACGTCCTGTGCCGCCAGAGGTAGAACTGGCGGTTGACACCCCGCCAGATCCGCCACCCGCGCGGCCCGTAGTGCTCGTTCAGTTCGCTGATCTCGTCCCTCCCCATACTCGCCACCATACGCCAGTGTGGGATACCATGCTAGACCATGCACCGTATGCGAGTGTCCGCCCGTGCCTAGCCATAATCGGCGCGTGGACATCGACCACGCCAGTCCCGAGCCGGTATACCTCCAGCTGGCCGACATCATCCGTGGCCGGATCGAGGCCGGGAAGTACCCGCCGATGACCCCGGTACCGTCGATCGAGCGCATCCGCCAGGAGACCGGCCTGGCCGTCATGACCATCCGCAAAGGCATCAGGCTCCTCGCCGACGAGGGCTGGGTGCGGCTCGTCCCCGGCAAAGGGACGTTCGTGAACCCGCCTGAACTGTGGCCTGAGGATGAGTGAACGCTAACCCGCGCCGGTAGCACGGCCTAGCAGGGTAAGGCACTTGTGACTGGAAGGTGACCTGCGTAACGGGTTACCTTCATGGCGAGCGCCCGTAACCCCGCGGTGCGCACTAGATGAGGGTCCCACCGTTCCCTCTGGGGCCGCCGCCCGAGTCCCCCGCTCGGTGGCGGCCCCTCACCTTTCGCCGGTCCCACCAGCCGAGCACCACGCACCCGGCGGCCGGGAGGCCGATCCACGCGGCGAAGGCGAGCTCGGCGAGCACGGCCTTGACGATCCACACGGGCCCTCCCAGCCGAACGCCCCGCCGCTGAAGGAGGACGCGGCGGGGCGGCTCCGACCCCGAACGGAAGCGGGGCCAGCCTAGCGGGTCACCCCGGCCTCTTGTGGGACATGGCGGAACGCCATCACCAGCGCCACCACCCAGCCGATCCCCGTCCACCCAAGGAACAGGTTCACGACCACCACCTGCCCCTTCCCGTGGACACCGCGGCCGAGAGCGACCAGCGCCGGCGCCCAGTAGGCCACGATTATCAGCGCCCAGACGGCGAACCCGAGGACGATCGAGCCGGGGTCAGACCCGGCCTGGGCGGTCATGAGCATGACTGCCCCCTTTCAGTTGCAGGCTCCGGTGTCGCGCCCGTCGTGGCCGTCGAGGCGGTCGCAGCCTGGACGGCACCACGCTCGCCCCTCCTGCGTCAGCACGATGTCGCCTGTGGCAACCTGCCACAATTCAGTCGCGCAATCGCGCAGCGCCTGCGCGCGCGTCTCCCAGCCGTGGATCTGGAACCGGCCCCCATCGGTGGCGCGGGCCTGCACCGCTTGCGCGTCCAGTTGTGCAGCTTCGTCATGCCACTGGCGGATCAGATGGTCAGTTGCCGTGGGCGCAGGTTCCTGCGTCTCGTCCCACCAGTGGCCGCCCTCATGTCCGTACGGCAGCGAGCACACGCGTGCATGCTCAAGACGTTCCCTGTCGCCTTCCACGGCCGCCCACTGCGGCGCGTCGGGCGCGATACGCGGGT